CCACCAGCCGCACCGCCGTTGTTGGCGTTCCAGTCGGTGTAGGCGCTGCCGCTCGTAGCTTCGCGACCCGTGTGAGCGGCATATACGTTGTTGCCAGTGGCAGGCCCAACTAAGGAGATAGAGGCATTGCTGCCACCCGTACGAGCCGCCCCACCCGCACCGCTGGTTCCAGTGCCGCCTTGGCCTCCACTTGCCCCAGTCGTTCCGGTCGTGCCGCCAGAAGCAACTGCCCTGCTGGCGTTGTTGCCAATGTTGGCTGCGCCTGCTTGCGAGCCTGCCGCCGTGCCTCCAGCACCGCCAGCCGTTCCCGCTACAGAGGTATTAGCCATTCTTGGGTAATGCGCAGTTGAACTCCCCGCCGCAAGTACGCCCGCGCCGCCGTTGGCCCCTGCATTGCTGATGGCGGTCGCACCGTTATTGCCGTTCGTGCCGTCGTTGTCGATCTTGCCGTTGACGGTAAGCGTTCCGGTACACCACACTCCGAAGTTGTTTGTTTTAACCTCAACACCTGAGTTAATAGTGATGTTGATGCAGTAGATGTCACGAGACAGTGTGTAGATACTGCTCGATGGGGCCATGCCGAGGATGGTTGTTGAGCCGTCGAACGTAACGGAGCCGTCACTGCCATCGCCGCCGAAAGCAAATCCAGTAGTAGCAACGTTAATATCGCCGCCGCCCTGATCGGTGAGAACAATTCCGTTCCCACTTTTGAGATTCAGAATTGCTTGCGAGGCATTGCTAACGCCATCAGTTTTGAGCACGAGCGACCCGCTGCCGCCCGGAGCGAACGAACCCACGTACGTTTTAACGGCTTTCTGTGAAGCAACGCGTAAGTCGCTATTCGCCGCTAACGTGCCGTCCGTATCAAGCGACAGCCCGCCATCTTTAATCAGCTTTCCCGTAGTGCCATCGAACTGCGCGAAGTCGTTATTGGTTGCTGATCCCGGCCCTGCGACAGCAGTACCAACCGCGGCCTGTACGAATGCGGTGGTCGCGATCTGCGTCGTGTTCGTACCGCCCGCAGCGGTAGGCGCCGTAGGCGTGCCAGTAAGGGCAGGCGAGGCGAGAGGAGCCTTCAATGCGAGATCGCTCGTTAGGTTCGTTACTTGCGACTCAGCGATATTCGGAATGTCCGCCGCAACGAGCGTACGGAAGGTCGGGATCGCTGCCGAGCCGGTCGTCGGGCCAGCGAACACCGTATTCGCTGCCTGCGCTGGTAAAGTAATCGCACCTGAGAAGCTGACGTTCCCATAGACCGTGAGGTCTTTGTAGATCGTCATGTTTCCCGAGCAGTACCCATTCCCTGACCGCCCGAAGAGACAGAAGTTGCCGCTAGGGAAACCGCTCTCACTGATGAGCAGGCCTTCGAGCGCGGTGTTCGAGCGCCCTAACCCAATCTTCGTTATGGCGAGCTGCGTCGAGGAGCCGACGTTGAGGAAGACATACACAGCACCGTTAGCGGTGACGATCCCACTAGTGTTGCTATTGTTCGCCAGCAGGCCATTGCCGTTCTCATTGAGTGCAATCGCCGTGCCATGATTGAAGACGATATGGAGGTTGTTCTGCGACCCTCCAGTCTTGAACAGCGTGACATCCCCAAACCCATCGCCTTGCGTGAAGCCGACGCGAATACGATTGCCGATATCCGCGAATGCGAAGCCCTGATCGGCCTTGGCGGTACTCTTGTAATCCGTCCCGCCAACTAAGAACTCGTTCGGGCGAAGGTGCGATGCTCCGTTGTGGTAGCCGTCGTACGAGAGGCGAGTAGGCGAGGAAGTCGAGACATCCCACTTATACAAGTGAGAAGAGAAGTTATTGCCGTCACAAGTGAGCCACAGGAACCCGTCCTGATCGACGCCTACCACACCGCCAAGGTTTCCGCCACAACACGACGTAGTACCGTCGCCGCTGAGCGAGGTACAAGACGCGATGGTGAAGTCAAGCGTCGCCTCTCCGAGCTGCGTATTGCTCGTACGAAGGAATGATCCGACCTTCGCGGTCGTGACATACGCGATGTAGGACAGCGAGAGGAGACTCGGAGCGCCTGCGAGCTGAGGATTATCAGTCGAGGTGGAGACTGCTACGGCACCCGCTCCACTCGACCCTGATTCATTTGACCCACCAGCGTTGACGACCGT